TTACAATTATAGGTTTGTCCGTCTGAGTGCGAATGGCCATGCATGTGTCGCGGCACCACTTTTCAATACTGGCTCCTCTTAGACTAGCATCTTGAGGAAGTTGCAATGCAACCACGATATTCTGATTACCATTTACGTGATAGGTCGGTAGTTTGATACCAAAGTGATTACGAATAAGATCCCATCTAGTAGAACTATGTTTGTGACCATTGTGAAAGATACCATCATCCGCTAAGAAGCCGCCTATACCAATCCGGTACCAGTCATCATCCATGACATCCTTTACAGGACCACGGCCAATAAGAGGAGTCTCAAGTACAATAAACTTCTTAGCTTTGCTAACAATGTTTCGTTTGACGTTGTGGTGAGTCATGTCGCGATCTTTCCACGAACCAAAGATTACTGCCACATCACAGTCGTAGTAGTCCTCGTCGTAGGATAAGAATGCATCGTCACCACTATCAATCACACCAGTAGCAAACTTCATCAATGTCTGTTCAAACCTTGGATGGTTTGCAGACTTACCATATATTGTTACTTTCATCGGCCGATAATATTATATTGTACGTTGTTTTCTTGAAGTTCCTGTTTTAGTGCTTTGTAATCAAAACCAAAGTTAGAAGCATACGATGCGTATGTCTGAAACTCCTTTACTACATCTTCTCTTGGATGTTCTTTGGGCTCACCGGTGAACCAACCAGGACGCCATGGTTGTGTAGCCATATTAGTAAAGTGAAGTTGATAGATATCAGTTAACCGATAATTCTCTCCATCTAACACGTTCCACTTTGGATCAAGGTCGTGTACCAGATCTGAGTTACCAGAAAACTTACGAATGAATCTGTGATGGGTTTCAGCAATGTTCTTCATTCGGTTTAGTGGTAGTGCATATTGCTCAAAGGCAGCACAGTCAAATACCATTACACAAAACTCATGGCCACCAAAACGATTGCCCCGTCTAGCTGCTACTGGCTTACCTTCCATGTCAATGTCAATAAGATCAGTCATGTCGCGATAGTTAATCATGTCACAGTCAGTGTAGATTGCTCTACCTTTGAACTCACAGTACTCTGGGATAGCCCATCTAAAGCCAGAGAAGGGCGTTGACCACGCTGGAGTATTCCAGCCACCCCACCAGCTGTCCGTATCGTTTGTTTGTCGCATCCAAACAATATCAAGCTCGCGGCTACAGTTCTGCCTCAAGCTGTATTCATATGCGCATTCTATTTCAGCGTCCTCTCCATTGGAAGAAGACCCAATAAAGATTCTTACATCATCATTCATAACTCACCTCAATGTACCGTTGGCGATTCAAACTCCATAAGGGAAAAAGGTTCAATTAAATCATGATTGGTTGTAATGTATTCCATCATCTGCATGTAATCTTTATCATCCAAAGCTGTGCGATAGAGTCTCATCGCTAAACCAATCATTGTCCCAGCTACTGCAATACTACTATGTGTTGTACACTTCTCCATGACCATACTGAACATTTCTTGATACAGTTGCATGGTCTGTTCTTCGAGCTCTTCGTTAGAATATTCTGACATTCTACTCTCCGAATTTGTAGTTAAAGAATTCAATTTCTTTCTTATACATTACCGATACTTTATCTATAAGGCGTTGGTCAGTGTACATTTCCGTATAGTGTTTTTTACGAAAGCCAGACTTCTTTCTGGTACCAGTAACCATCTCTTTGGTCAGTGGTAGGTTGAACTTATCATTGAACAACGATACTAATGAGTCAGCGAGCTCACTGTACTGAATTACTTGGTCTACCTGCAGACCACTATCGTCAGCATACAGTGCCCAATCCATAGGGGCAGCATACCACGAACCGAGCATATTGTCCACAAAATAATCAAAGGGAACACCTTTAAAATCTGGTTCTCTTTCCGTCTTCCAAAAGTACTCGCTGACTGCCTTCTCCCATGGATTACGTTCAACAGTGAAGGTGTAATAACTACTCCACGTATCGTGTCCAACAATATCTCTTATCATGTGCCACGGCTTGTGACCATCTGGTTGGTTAGGAAGTTTAGGACCAATGCCAATACGAGGGGTGCCATCAATCTTGGAGCCAGTGCACCAGTCTTGGTTAGCGTCGAAGAAGTTGTCAACTATGATACTCTCAACTGTAGAGCCAGCTGTCTTCTTGGTCTTTACAAAGATAAACTCATTACTATGTGAGACTAGCATTCTTGATGTGATCCCATGCTGTACCATTCTTTATCTCGTCATACGTCCACTGACAATATGCAAGGTCATTCAACCACTGTTGCCTATCAGGCATCTTATGTACTTTGTCTATTTCAGAGAGATGATATGCTGCTATCGGAGTAGCCATAGAGCCAGGTGACATTGGATACACGGGTACGCCGTAGCACGCAGCTTCTGTCAATGCATTGGACGTCCAGCCAACAACGGCATGAGCGTCATCCAAATCTTTTTGAAGATACTTGCCACCATTGAGACCTTGCGATCCTTGGTTACTAGACCAATATACATCGGGAAACAACTCTATAACCTCTGGAATCAAAGTAGCTTCAAAAAAGTTAGAGTACATTCCATGCTTTGGATGAGGACGAATTACAATTGGAAGATCAGTAGCTTCTCTGATACGACTGATACAATTGTGTAACCATTTGTAATACGATCCGTACTGCTGGATCATTCTAATAAGGCTAGTGTCAATGACGTGCTGTAGTACAATTAGAACGTACTCACCTTTCTTGTCACGCCAAGGCTTTATTTCAATGTCATGCTGTTTCTGGATACGTTCCCATCTGTCTGGTCCGTTACCCATTGGTCCAAAGTTGCCTTCGTTCCATAGAAAGCTATTCCAAGAGAACCTAAAGTACTTCTTGAAAAAGTCATCGTCGACGTTCTGTCTGAATACAGCAGACTCAAACACTATAGATGGTTTGCCACTGCCTTTAATAAAGTTATAGAAAGGTTCACGGAAAGGTTCTTTTACATGATATGGGTGCTGAATGTTAATCTGAACATAAGCGTTAGCATCTTGATGTGACCGTAGATCATTAAAAGGAACTTCTACAAAAGGTTCACATTGTGGAGTCGGATGTTTGTACATCTTCTTCCAGTCACTAAAGAACACAATCTTATTCATAAATGTTTACTGTGGATTTTACAACCGATGAACTCGTTGTAGTAATCATCCCTCAAAAGTACGTCAAAGTCAAACTGTAATTTGGCTTCATAATACGTACATTCACCTTTTGTTTTACACAAGCGAAGAATGTCTCTTTGAAAGTTATCTTCACCGTGCTGTTCAACTAACAACTTTACCTCTTCACTAGAGCCAAAGTATTTCATCCAATCGGATTCTTTCTTTACCGTTCGCTTACGAGTCTTACCTTTAAGCGGTGGTAACTTTCTAGTAGACCAGAACCACTTTTTTCCAATATATTTTTTTCCATTCTGTAAATTAGTTATCTGGTATACAAACCCGACATTGTCACCTATCATATCAGATGTAAATGGCTGGCCCTCAAAGGTCCAGCTTGACATTTAATCTTCCTCGAAGTCTAATTCTTCTATATCATCTTCAACATAAAACTGATCAAGCTCAGTGCCACAAAAAGGACAAAACGTTGGGTCCTCTGTACCTATACCAAACTGATCATCATCAAAACTCACAACATACTCTGCTCCACAGTTACCACATTCAGAGCTAGTAGTTGTTGTACTCATAGAGACATTCCCGCAAATGTATTTTCGTTGACATCTTTCTTAACTCCGCCAACAACATACGACGTGATCTCTGTCTCTTGTGGTGCTACCTGTACTTCTCCACCACTAATCCACTTCTGCGTCCAAGGTAATGGATTTGCTTGTTCCACTCTGTATGGTGACTTGTAGCCAATAGCATGCATTCTTTTGCTAGCTATCCACTCTACGTAATCCCCAAGTAGTTGTGCATTCAGTCCAATCATTGATCCGTCTTTAAACAAATACTCTGCCCATTTCTTTTCTTGTTGTACAACACTATCAAATAGATCAATTACTTGTTGTTCGCTTTGTTCTCTTATCGCTGCAAACTCTTTGTCATCTCTCGCAAGGAGCTTCAGCATCTGTTGTGTTGATGCTAGGTGTACATTCTCATCTCTAGCGATAAACTTAATGATCTTTGCATTGCCTTCCATTTTCTTTAGCTCAGCAAATGCCCAGCTGCAAGCAAACGAAACATAGAACCTAATACCTTCTAATGCATTGACTGCATTGAGTGCCATCCAAAGGTTTTGTTTGTTTGGTTGTTTGATAACCTGGTCGTAGTACTTGCTAATGTCTTTTGCACAGTCTACAATCTCTTGTATGTCAAGAAGATTGTCAAACACTTCACTTGGGTTACTGTAAATGTTTCGGATGATGTGAGTATAGGAGCGAGAATGAATAGTCTCACTAAAAGTCCAAGTGACCAACCAATTCTCTAACTCAGGTAGCGAGCAAATGGGCATGAACGCTTCGGAAGGTGCTCTGCCCTGTACACTATCAAGGAGGATCTGTCTCTTTAGGTTAGACGTAAAGATATGTTGCTCATGATCAGACAAGCTACGGAAGTCTTTACTGTCTCTACCAATGTCCACTTCTTCTGGTCTCCAAAAGAAGCCGAGTTGTTTTTCAGTAAGCGTATCAAATGTTTTGTATCTAAGATTTTCATATCGAGCAATGTTAACAGGTGCACCAAAGAACATTGGTTGGGTGACGTTGTCAACCTTTTTCGTATCGAATACAGATCGCATTGTTGCTCCTAAATCTTGCAGCTCTCGCAGTCGTCATCATCTTCTATTACTGGCTGCCCTTCGTATGAGTGTGCTGGTGGTTCCATTTCATCGGTTGCACCATCGTAAGTGTTAAAGTAGTAAAGTTGTTTACCACCATACTTGTAAAACATTACAAGGTGCTGCAGCATTTCACTCAACGGAATCTTTTCCTCTTCATAGTGCTGAGGGTTATACGATGTGTTAACAGATATGCCTTGGTCAATGTACTTTTGTAGTACAGCCATGATCTTCAAGTATCCTTCTGGACTCTTTTGATCCCACAGAAGCTCATACTTATTCTTCAGTCGTCGATACTCAGGAACCACCTGCTTGAGAATACCATCCTTCGATTGCTTGATTGATACGAAGCTTCGAGGTGGCTCAATTCCGTTGGTAGCGTTACTTATCTGGCTTGAAGTTTCGGAAGGCATCAGAGCCATGAGCGTGCTGTTGCGTATACCAAATTCATACAGCTTTAATTTTAAAACTTGCCAGTTCATACTGTGTTTTCTTTTTACTAGCTCATCCACTTCCTTTTTATAGGTGTTGATTGGTAGTATTCCTTTGCAATACTTTGTCTGCCATCCTTTCTTACAACCACCTTTTTCTATTGCAAGATCGGACGATGCTTTAATTAAATAGTACGACCACGCTTCTGCCCACTCATCAATAAGCTCTAAGTTCGGATCTGAGTAGTTAGTGTCATGCTTTGCTAACCAATACGCAAAGTTGATGATACCAACACCAAGTGGTCTACGTTCCATGGTAGAACGCTCTGCAGCCTTAACTGGATAGTCCTGATAATCAAGCAGCGCATCCAACGCACGAACTGCAATAGTAGCTGGCTTTTCGAAGTCGGCCGGATTCTTAATATTGCCCCAGTTGATAGCGGCCAATGTACAAAGACTAATCTCGCCGTCTGTATCATCGTCACTACGAAGTGGTTTGGTTGGCAGGTTAATCTCACAGCAAAGGTTAGACTGTCTAATTGGAGCGACCTCGGGATCAAAGGCACCGTGCGAGTTTGCATGATCGACATTCATCAGGTAGATGCGACCAGTGTCCTTTCTTTCTTGTAGGAACGCAGAGAACAAATCAATAGCTGGCATTGTCTTCTTTGTTAGCTTTGTTGATCGCTCTGCCTTCTCATACAACTCTTTGAACTTATCGTTGTCTGTAAAGAACGCATCGTACATCTCTGGTACTTCGTTTGGAGAGAATAAAGTAATATCACCGCCCTGCATCAAACGCTCATACATCAGCTTGTTAAACTGTACACCGTAATCGAGATGACGTACTCGGTTATCTTCCGTGCCTTTGTTGTTCTTTAATACAAGAAGATCCTCTACTTCGAGATGCCAGATCGGATAGTATAAGGTTGCTGCCCCACCACGGACACCACCTTGGCTGCAACTTTTAACACTTGCTTGAAACAACTTAAAGAAAGGAATAACACCAGTATGAGTAGCATCGCCGCCACGTATAGGCTGACCAAGGGCACGGATAGAACCAGCGCCAATGCCGATACCAGCTTTCTTTGAAACGTACTTAACAATTGAAGATGAAGTTGCATTGATGGACTCCAGGCTATCGTCGGTCTCGATTAAAACACAGCTTGAGAACTGTTTAACAGGCGTTCTCACACCAGACATTACTGGGGTTGGGAGAGAAACGTCAAAATTCGAAAAGGCGTTATACGCGTCTTTAACCCACTGCATTCGGTCCTCACCGTAGCTGTGAAATAACGTAGCAGCAATAAGCATGTAGGCTGTTTGTGGTGTTTCGTAGATTTGTTTAGTTGCTCGGTTCTGTACAAGATACTTGCCGCGGAATTGCTCCATTGCTGCATACGTGAGATACTCGTCACGACTATGATCGATAAACGACTGCATCTGATCAAATTCTTCATGGGTATACCATTCAAGCAGTTCATTAGTATAGAACCCTAGATCAACAATACGCTTTACATGGTTGTACAAATGCTCAGGTTGATACTGATTGTATACCTGCTTACGTAAGTGGTAGTTAATTAAACGGCCTGCTACGTACTGATAGTTAGGAGTCTCCTCGCTAATTAAATCAGCGGCTGCCTTAATCAACGTTTCTTGAATATTAGATGATTCAATGTTGTTATAGAACTGGACGTGAGACTTTAGTTCAATCTCTGATGGTGATACCCCTTTGATATCATCACATGCCCACATTACTACTTTGTGGAATTTTTCGAGGTCAAGTACCTCACGCGATCCACTTCGCTTAATTACATAAATGTCAGTCATTTTCAGTTCTTAGTTTGGTAGTCTTTGATAGCTGCCTTGATGGCATCCTCTGCTAACACACTGCAATGTATCTTTACAGGCGGGAGTGATAGTTCTTCAGCAATTTGTCGATTACTGATTTTTCCTGCTTCGTCAAGGGACTTTCCTCGAACCCATTCTGTGAGTAGCGATGAAGAAGCAATAGCACTGCCGCATCCGAAAGTTTTGAATCGAGCGTCTTCAATAATTCCGTCATCCGATACTTTGATTTGCAACCGCATAACGTCTCCGCATGCAGGAGCGCCGACCATGCCTGTTCCGATGCCTTCTTCGTCATCGGCGAACTTACCAACGTTTCTAGGATTCTCATAGTGATCTAATACCTTATCTGAATACATTTTAGCTACCTTGAAAGAAGTTATCTATCTCTCTAGCTTTGTCGTCGACCCAAATATCATAATGTGGCTTACCCACATTTAATTCATGATACTTGGCACCCCACTGATCGAGCTGCTCCTTGGTACGGTCATACCAATCTATTCCTGATACCGTACCTCTTGCAGTCCAGTAATGAATCTCATGACCTTCACCATAGAGACTGTTAATCTTCTCTATGCGGTCCATATATGGTTTGCTTTTTGAGTAGTCTGGGAACTCGCTGTTCATCTCCCTCACGTCTGTCTGTTCACAAATGGTACCATCAATATCAATCATGTATTTCATTAAATCTTCTTCCATTGGTTGAGGCGAACGGACAGAGCCAGACCGTGAAGGGTATTATTATCTATAATGTGTTGAATGTTGTCCACACCACTTATTACCATTTCATTGATATCTTTTTGTAATATTGAACTTGGCCATATAACCATTTTATATTGCTGACTTGCAGCAGTCGACATGATGTCAATTAGTTGTTGATTACGAGGTTGATTGTCGAATACAAGCACTACCTTATCACGGTCTAGAACCCTCGATACGGCATTTAGATCACTACTCCCTACTGCTACACTGTTATCGAGGAACATGCTGTCTAGAGGACCTTCAGTAACATATACAGTACGGTTACGATCGATCTTGTTAAGGTTGTAGATCATAGGAGCATTATCATCGATCTTGACTGTAATGTATCTAAGATTGCAATCGTTAATCGCTCTGCAGTTAACTGCTATCAGATTATCTTCGAGATCATAAAAAGGAATGACTAATCTTGGATCACTACCAAGTACTCTATCCTTATACTTAGCGCTTAGGTCTTCCAGCTTCTGGCTGTCGTCGACATAATAGAGACTTGGCCAAACCTTTTCTGGTATAAGTCTGGAGCGCAGGTAGTCCTCTGCTGGGGTACCTTTTACAGGTACAAACAGATCGTCTAATATTGTCTTTGGCTTAAATTTTGGCTGAGAAAAGTCAAAGGGAGTAGGAGCAGTGTTAGATTGCTTACCCTCAGCAAATGACTCAAACACATATTGCTTGTGTAGACTTGGATCTACATTCTTCAGGAACGTATTGAGGTTACCACTGAAAGAACAGTTGTGACACTTATAGAAGATACCTCCTTTCTTTGCAAAGAAGTATCCTCTCGCTTTCCATTTATTCTTTTGACTGTCACCACAGATAGGACATCTGAAGTTCGCGGTGTATGGTTGGTTACTTTTTACTACGTACCGATCAAGCCGGTTAGAGATAATACCAACGTACTTCCTATCGATCCACTCACTCATTATATGTCCATTCATTAGCGGCTACACCGCAAATCATACAGACGTATAGAGCAAATGTCAACTAGGAGGAGACCACTTTCTGGTTTTTATATCGTAACCAACTGGGTTGACAGTCTTAATTTCAACCAGTTCTTTAGAAGTGAGTATTAGCTTGATGTGCTTTTGTGAAATTTTGACGATGTTACTGCAAAGGTAGGTTTTAGGATCACGGGTGGCAACTTTAGTACCATCAGGGTTAGTAATGGTACTTCCTTCAAACCATACAGTGACTTCGTACTCTTTCTTGAATAGAGAGAGTAGCCAATACCAAAAACGACTCATGTTACTTGCTCAGCTTTTCGTTGAGCTCTTTAATCATGTTGTCTTTAGTTTTACGCTTGTCAAGTTCAACACCAAGATCACGGCCGAGCTCTTCGAGCTTTGCTTTGGTCAACTTCTTAAGCTCATCCTTTGTAGGAATGTCATCGAGTTTGTCTTTGACCTTTTGCTTGACTTCATCGATCTTATCTTCGATCTCGTCAACAGCGTCCTCGACTTCCTCAACAATATCCTCAACTTTGTCGTGGTTGTTGTACATCCACCAAGCGACACCAATTACGAGAGCAAGACCAATAATAATGAGTTCCATTACAACCTCCAAGTTACATAAAATACTGACTAGCTAAACCAACAAATACTGAACCAAGTACCAACCAAAAAGTCTTTTTGATAACATCGATAGTACGAGCGTTGTCGTTTACTTTATCTTCGATACTATCTAGCTTCTGAGAGAAACGATTCATCCTATCATAGTTAGCATGATTGTTCTTCTCAATAGCAATCAACTTCTCTTCGGCTCTCGCCAAAGATATCATAGCATCAGACAACTTATCGATTTTTTCTTCGATACGGTCAAGACGCGAATTCTGCGTTTCTTTTACAACGGCCATACAGTCCTCTATTTAATCTCTATACCTAAAAACGAACCGGTCTCCACAACCTTTTCAGTGTCCTCAGGAAGATCAGACTGCTTGGCAATACTATCTTCGTAATAAACAATCAAACTTTTTTGCTGTCCTATATATCTTTTTAGGTCAGCCATGTTTAGCGATAAATTCTCATAGTGCGGTACACTTATAGCAAAAAACACTATATCACCGTTCTCACCTTCAAACCTTGACAGGAACTCCTCTAGATTCTCCTCGTTCACAGCATAGAAGTACACGGGATGCATAGTCACACCCTTAGGATGTGGCTGCAAAGGTATCTTCTTTTCTACGTATTCGGTTTTAACTACTACCTGTGGATCTACGGTTCCACATGCAACCATACTACTCGCTATCAGTACTAGGGCTAACCACTTCAGCTGGTTTGTCACTGGTATACTCCTCAAGATCCTGTCCAAGTTTAACAACTGCATTGTTTACTCTTTTCTCAATCATACCAGGCTTCTTTAGAGTCAAAGCGGTAAGATCGTGTTTACGTAACTTACTAATAAGTTTATCTTGATACTCTTCAGCTTCTCTAGCTCTTACAGATAACTCCTGCATCCTTTCTTCAGCGTCGATTGCATCTTGTTGCATCTGCTTGATAGTTGCTTGGTTTGTTTCAGCAACTAGAGACAGCTTTGCATTGTTGTCTCTCAGTCTAGCAATAGTAGCTTGACTGTCCTGATAGTAGAAGTAACCGCCACCAATCAAAGATCCGAATAACAAAAGCACAATAAGAAAAGGCATTACACGTTCTCCATCCTAGTCATAAGACGTTCAGCACGATTGGTAACTTGTCTGTACCAAAGACTGTCTCGTCCTTCGACTGCAGCTGTCTTCCAATCACCTTCTTGGATAGCAGCATTAAACTTTTTAAATTTTGATAGTCTCGTCCTACCCATATTAAACATCATATTAACCAAGATCTGCTGGACCTCGTCTGGGAAACTTCCAAACTCCCGTTCTCCGTATAGATGGCCACACTCTCGTTCGGCAATGTCAAGGTCTCCCTCGAAACACGCCCGCACTCTTTCTTCACTAACTGGAGTTCCAATTTGTTCTCCGTATTCCGGATCACTCTCTTTGATAAGGTGACCGACTCCAAAGGTTGGGTAGCCGAGGTGGTCGAGATACACGACATATTCCACGCCCTCGTCGATTTTAAGTTGCTCATAAACAGCTTCCCTATTCATAATCCCTTCCCATGTAACAGTTATGATCTTGGTTTCTTGCCCAACTCAATTCTTGAATGATACGGTTGTACCATTGCTTGTCATATTTATCCTTCGCTTTATCCATATCCTGAGCAAGCTGACTGATACGAATATCAATGTACTCAGTAATAGTATGCTGTCTTCCTCTACGCATCAGTAACTACTCCTGCTCTCAACGAAATCATTTTCTACAAGAATAATATCAAATGTTGAACTTATCTTCGTACCGGTAGATGCAAAAGCTCTGATTTCTATATCGGTTTTCTCTGGCAGAGCAAAAGGTACATTATAAATCCTTTGATGTAATCCTCCAGGAATATCCATAACATCTCTAGTCCTAAAGACTAATCCATTACCTACTTCTCTTGTATACAATGTTGCTGTCACGGAATCGTTGTAAGTACCAACGCCGACGTTCCAATTAGTAAGATAGCCTGTAAGACCTGCTGGTATAGTGTACATGGCCATATGCGTTTGACCCAAACCAAATGTTGTACCGGTACCTATAATCCCAATAGTGGTCAATAAAGTTCCCGAGCCACCCGCTCCAGTTGTTACACTAACAGTTCCAACATTCGTCGCTACAGATCCAGCTGAGGCAACAAAAGCACGAAAAATTCTTAGAAACTGAGCAGTACCAACTGCACCTCCAACCGTAAGCGTTTCTTCAATTGCGTTATAGTTTACATCTAAACCCTGTATTGTAACAGTTCTTGCACCAGTCCCTGCTGCAGCATCATTACCGCTACTGCTAGTAACATATACTGTGGATGGAGAAGTTAAGTAGGTGTAAGTGCCACCTTGTTGTATAACAGTTTCTGGAGCTCCACCTATAGAAGGATTTCTTCCGAACTTGTGTATTACAGACGTGCCTCGAACAATACCTCTAGCAATGTTAAGCTCTTCGTTGTATTCAATATGCTTAAGGTAAGCCATTACTTCTTACCCTCTAGCTTAGCGACACCTCGAGGATAAGAAGACTTTACTACTTCTTTCTTTTTCTTGTTTCGTCTTCGAAGATAAGCAAGACCATTGATACCTCTTCCAAGTACTGGCTTGCGACCTTTTGGCTTACCCCAGTGTGCTTGGTTGTCTCCAGTACCAACAACACCAGCTCCAGTTACATTAGCAGCCATTTCGTCTTGAAGTAAATTGTAAGACTTGTCTGTGTTCTCTCTCAAGTACTTGTAGTTTTCAACAAGAGCCTCTTCAATCTCAAAGTCTGTCATCTTCACACCTTCAGCACCTTCTTTCATTAACAGTAAGGCACCAGCGTAGGTAGCGTAGGTCTTATCTAAACCTACACGAGCTAGAATTCGTTTGATGTTGAATGTAAATCGATCGAAATGATCGTATGCGTCTTTTTCTTCTTTTGTCTTAGGCTTCTTTAACAGCTTACCCTTCTCGTTTATAATTCCAAGCTCGAACGCCTTCGTCTCATCAAAGGGCGTAGAGATAGCCTTGATGAACTTGTATAGTACGTATAGGTCGACAGCTGAAGTCATAGGTTTGCCAGTACTGAGTCTGCGTAAGCATCTGTTTTGATATCTTTACTATTTATCACTTCATTATCTGGACCAAGCTCAGTAATACGATCCTGCCACACACCAAGGTAAGATAAAAACGATTTCAGTACTGGAACATGCTCAGGTAACTTAAACACAAGCATCTTAGTACATGCTTGAGGTTCGAATACGTTATAAAGCGTAATAAGATGATTTAAAACGAGGCGTTCTTTGAGCCCACCTGATTCAGCATAACCTTTGAGTAAACGCTTGATATACTTGATACGATTTAGGTCATCGTGAAACTCAAGTATATCAGTGCAGTTTGGATTATTATAGTTCTGTGCAGCGAATAACGAAAAGTTATTATCATTCAATTGCATTATATAATTCTTTTAGTTATGAAAATACAGACAGTGCTACTCTCTTAATTTGAGTATTGGATACTGCAACATAAAGGTAATTGCTATCCCAGAATATACTACCTTGCATTCCAGCACCAAGTACGTTAGTTGCATTGTTACTGCCAACTGTAGTAGATGATGCTAAAGTGACTACGCCATTAGCAGCAGTCACTTTGTTATTAAAAGTTGCAAAGTGAGTAAACGTAGTATTCGCAGGGACTGAACCAAACAGGTTCTTGGCAGTAATTTTCTTACTGACCGGGGTTCCCGAAGGATCGTCTACAACGTAGAATACATCTTCGGAAGCCGCGGCAGTAAGATTAGCTAGTTCGGTGACCTTTTGATCAGCCATCGGTCAACTCCTTATGAGTCAGGCAGCAGATCGTCGTCGGCCGCATCGCCAGTAATTGTAGACATAGCGACGAGTACTTCAGTCTTCTGACGAATGTTTCCGTTGGAATCGGTGTAACGATCACCAATTAAGTTCCAACCTGAATGAGTTGTATTAGCAGTTGAAACACCTTGCTCAGCTACAGATACACCATATACCTTGTCAGGATCAATTGTACCGTCACCACTAACTGTCGAAACTGGCTTTTCGCTTACTGAAAATGCTTTACTGGATACGTTAGTGATAGCCGGTGTAACCGTAACAACAGTAGAGTTAGCAATCGTAAGAATAGTAGCGGTACCACTATCTGTTACAGTGATAACGTCACCGACCGTATAATTGTTGGCAAAGACAGACGCAGTACCAGTTACAGTCGTTCCACCGGTTACGGTTACTGTTCCTGGAGACGCGATGTCGTCCTTATCTCCCCATGCAGACATTAGTGTTCTCCTATTTCTTCTTTTTGTGATTGCCGTGAGACATTTCAAGAGTAACCTTCATTTCTGAAACAGGCACTCCTTTCTCAATACCGTGATCGAACATTACATCATACCAATCAACGAAACCGTGCTCGTCTGGATCTGCATGCATTGTTCGAATTGTTTGACCTTCTCCCCACTGCTCGTGGTAGACGTGAGTAGCGCAGTTGTGCTTATCGACAGCACCCTTATCTACACCATCTGGAGACTTCTCTTCACCCATCTCCTTCTTAATGATGTTCATACCTTGACGCCTAAGATCTATCTCAGCTTGACGAGCATCTTGAGCAGTAAACACGTTCATGTGATGTGTCTTGCCGTCTTTTGGATTTCTGTAGATAATCCTGATGCTTTCTTCGTTGAGACCTCCATCAAAACTTTCTTGATGAATCCGCTGTTTGTGTAGTTCTTTGTTATGAGCTTGATTTCCATCGTGGTGAACAGTATAACCGTGAAAATCGTCAGTGTTATGATCGTAGTGCACGGTTATGTCTGGCTTGCGATGAGCTTTTGTCTTTGTGTCGCCATCATAATGATCACCATGGTTGTCTCGGTAATTAACCTTAGCCTTACCCTGCTTCTCTAACTTAAAAACGTGCCGAAGACCATGCTCGAGAGGTTTATTCTCTTTATAAGATTGAGCCCCTACGGTTTCTTCCTCATCGCCATAAAAATGATCCTTACCAGTCTGTCCAGCTGTTTGCTCAATAAGTCTAGACTCGTTCATCTTGTCATCAAGCTCTGGCTCGACGTCGACGTTATCTTTCTTACCGCTTGGCTTCTTGTCGTCCTTCTTCATGGACTTCTTGATAGCCTTACGACGATTGTGCAGATACTTGTCTGACTTATCTACGTCACCATCATTATCGATATCATCATCAGCCTTACCGACTGGGTCCATCTTCTTTTTCTCAGTGATACCTTTAACAGCGTCAAGAAGGCTGTCAGAGATACCAAGTCGTCTATGAGTATTGGGGTCCACGGTTATTCTCCAATGGTTTTTCTGTATTTATGTTTTTCGATTGATTGCTCTTTCGATTAATCGCTTGGTACGATCAGAAATAGATGATTCAGCAACCTTCTTAGCAGTTGCAGTAGCAATAGCCATCTTCTTATCCATTGGCATGTCGGGATTGTCCCGTTCAATTGCCTTAGCTACATCTTCCCGCTTCTTCTTCTCAGCAGGCGTCAAAGTCTTTTCGTTTACTTTCTTGTCATTAAACGGAATATCAAGATGTTTATTGTAGCCTTTCTTTTGACTTTTGCCTGATCCAAGTCCAGCACCTTTATTGCCTTTACCTGATGGTCCACCGGTTCTGGCAATTCTTTTAGAGTTAGCTGTTTCATCAACCACTTCTTCTGGCAGATTTGGCTTACCATACTTCTGAGAAGGATACTTAGGATCAAGACCACGCTTCTTAGCTTTCTTCATTGCCTTGTCACGGTCGGTTACTGAAAGGGCGTATCCCTTCTTAGCCATACCTGGATCGTTCTTCTTATTAAGGTCTGAACGCTCCTTAGCCTTCTTTTGAATATAGTCAGCAGTCTTACCACCACGAACCGTAGCTCTCATGCTGCGGTTAAAGGCATCTCCCATCTTTTCATCAATCTGCTCATTGACGCTTTCGTCATCCCCTTTACCATAACCATAAAGAGACTTTAAGTAGTCGTTCGCTTTAGTCAGCTTGTTTTGAAACCATTCTTCCATATCACCTTGCTGCTTGACTCGCTGCTCAATACCATCGAGATAATGCCGCATGGCTTTAATTTGCTTGGTAGCCATATCGGTTTCTTCAGCACCACCAGTATCAGACGGGTCAATTGCTTCGGACAGCGATTCTTGTTCCGCCATTTCAGCATCTTCAACCGATTCTTCTTGCAGCGAAGGCTGGCTCTGCTTGGCCATTATTTCTCTGATTGAGTTCTCTAGTGAGCGATGCGTCATCTTTTTCTTTTAACCTCTTCTGTGCAGCCAACCATCGGTCAGCATACTGTACGTTCTCGTATCCTTCAAACCAAGGACCACCCCTGGTGAAGTGTATTGCCTTTGGACTACCATCTTCAGGTTCTTGA